CGACGTCATTATTGGAAAAGGTGAAAAACGTTGGTCTTTATGGGGATTACAGAACAGTCCAGAAGACGGCCAGCTGATCGTAGCTTGCAGAGAGAAAGAAGACGCCGTACAGCAGCTTACAGCGTGGTTACAGGAGAACCCGGAAGCAGCAGAACGTTACAGCGTAGAAGACCTGGAACTTCGTTATATGGCTTCGGTAGTTCCTGTAGACGCCCTTTCTGAAGCCGACGGTATCCCGAAAATTTATATTATGTCCTTCGCCCCTACTGCTACGACGGTAAGTATGCTATGAACGTATTCCGTGGAGCGTATAAAAAGATCGGTATTCCGGCACGTACAGGACTTACCAGCGTGGTTACCAGACTGTCTACAGAAGAACAGCGTAGCCGTACAGACGCTTCCGTATCCTGGCTGGCTATCAAATTTGAAGCTATGGGAGTATTTAACCCAGAAGACTATACCACAAAGTAAAACAGGGGGCCTTAAGAAATGGCAAAACAAAATAAAGAATATGTGTACGTGGATTGTTACCAGTGCGACGAAAACGGAAAAAGCAGCCCGTGGAAGCGTAAACACTTGGACGACGTACCGAAGTGGCAACACGAAGAAGCAAAGGACTTTAATTGTTTTGCCACGGTCCAGAAATACGCAAATGAGAAGAAGACAGAGGGGGAAGACTTCTTAGCCCCCCTGTACTTCGACCTTGACTATAGTGAAAATCCGGCAGTAGCCCAGGAAGAAGCTATTAAGCTGGTGGAGTTCTTCACCGGAGAACTTGATATACAGGAACAGGACTTACATATTTACTTTTCCGGGTCTAAGGGCTTCCATATTCTGGTAGACGAAAGAGCGTTAGGCGTAGAGCCTAGAAAAGACTTACAGAGAGTATATAAGCATATTGCCGGATACCTTCGTTACAGGTTAGGAGAAGTACAGGAACAGGAAGACGAAAACGGACGACCAGTAGAGTATACAGAACCTTTAAAAGCTGTAGACCTTGTGGTTTATACCGTAAAGCGTATGTTACGTCTTCCGTATTCCAGGCACCAGAAGACCGGGCTTTACAAGATCGAACTTACCTTACAGCAGCTTAAGGAACTGACATTAGATGAAATTAAGGAAAGAGCGCGTACTGGCCAGCCTATCCAGAGAGAAGAAAAGACAGTACGTAAAAGACCAAAAGCTGGGGTGTTCTACGCGGACAAGTTACACGAATACGAAGAAGCCGCAGCTACAACGTCCGATAAGCGAAGTAAAACAGAATATATTTTCGTTAAGGATAAGCCGCCGGTATGTGTAGAAGATATTCTTAATAACGGCTGGAAGAAAGACGGCGATCGTAATAACGCCACTGTGCAGCTTTGCTGTTACTTTAAGGCAGCTGGATACAAAAAAGAAGAAGCTACAAGTATCCTGGAAGACTGGGTAGTAAAGTTTACCAGTGCGGACAGCCGGTACAGTATCCAGCAACGTAAGGCGAACACAAGAAACGTTATAGAAAGTGTTTACGGAAGTGAAAAGGACTACCAGTTTGGGTGTGCTTTTATACGATCACTTCACGGCGAAAAGAAGAAAGGCGACAACGATTACGACAGGGTACCCTGTGCCGGTGATATGTGTCCTTGTATTAAGGGTAACACCGACGTAGCCGAAGAAGCTATAAACCTTCCGCTTGCGAAGACTTCCGACGCTTCTCTTACTGGTAAGCTGATTACGACCCGCGTAATGGTGGCCGGTAAGAAGCACACGCCTTACGTTGTCCCCAAAAAAGTAGAGTATTCATGCTGGGGACAGGAAAAATGTAAAAAGTATGGTTGTCCGCTGCTGAACATTCCTACAGCTACGGCATATAAGGAACTGAACGCCCACAACCGCGAACTTATTCAAATGACAGAAACGGGCGACGATAACATAAAGGGAATCCTTCGGGAGATCAGCGGGATACCGTCTTGTGGAAAGTATGATACTTCCATTGTGGAAACGATCAACGTAGACGAACTTCTGGTTATTCCTATGGCGGAAGAAGACGGCGTTAAAGAAGACGATACCGGAAGCTATGTACTTCGTAAGATTTACGCTATCGGTGGTATGAAGATTGAAACGAATAAATACTATGAGATCAGCGGTTATATGTACCCACACCCGAAGAACCAGGAAAGTACCATTCTGGTAACGAACGCGACACCTTTACAGGACGTCGTAGAAAGCTTTTCTTTGACCGAAGAAGTCCGGGAAGAACTGGACAGCCTTAGACCGGAAAGTATGACAGTGGAAAATATCGTATCGAAGCTGGGAACTATACTTAATGATCTGACATATAACGTAACGCATATCGTAGAGCGCGACGAAGTTCTTTTAGGTCTGCTACTGGTTTACCACAGTATTTTACGTTTCCGTGTTCCATGGGATACCGACCCTATAAGGGGGTGGGTAGAACTTAAGATAGTCGGCGATACTGGTACCGGTAAGTCTGCTTTAGTCGAAAAAATGATGAAATATATCGGACTTGGTAACCGTGTAAATGCAGAGAGTACAAGCCGTACCGGTCTTACTTACAAAATGGAACAGGGTAACCGCGGAAGCTGGTATATCGTTTGGGGTGCCTGGCCGTTGGCAGATAAAGAGCTTATATGGGTAGACGAAGACACCGGTATAGAAAAGGACGAATACGGGGAAATGACCCTTGCAAGATCAGACGGTAAGCTGGAAGTTAAAAGAGCCGTTACAGCTGAAACGCCTTGTAGGGTAAGGGCTATCCTTTCTGGTAACGCGCCGAAAGGTAAACGTCTTTCCGATTACGCCCAGGGTGCCGAAAGCTTAAAGGACGTATTTAACAATGAGGATATACGACGCTTCGATTTCGCTATATTTATGAGATCGACCGACGTAGACCCGGAAAAGTATAACCGGTCGCTTCCGTCATTTCCGCGAACCATGAGCGACGACGCCTTAAAAAATAATGTGTTATTCGCGTGGAGCAGAACCCCGGAACAGGTTGTATTTTTACCCGATACTGTAGACGCCATTCTGGAAACAGCTACGAAGCTGTCTAAGGTATACGGAAACGCTACAGATATTCCGCTGGTATCGCCTTCCGATCAACGTAACAAGGTGGCACGTTTGGCCGTGGCCCTTGCTTCACTTACGCACAGCGTAGACGAAAGCGGGGAACGAATTACCGTTTACCCGGCACACGTAAATTTTATTTATGACTATCTGGTACAGCTGTATAACGCCCCTGGTTGTGGCCTTAATTACTATGCACGACTGGCAGTATCAGAAGAAATAGTAGGGGATAAATTCGACAAGATTACAAACGAGTTAAGAAAGCTGGATACCTTAAAGGGTGCCAGTAAGTATAACGAGTTCATAGACCTTTTCGCCAGACAGAAATACTTACGACTTGGCGACGTAGAAGCTATGTTAAGCATTGAGAAGGAAGAAGCAAAGGCTATTATTAACCAGTGTGTCCGCCTTCGTATGCTGACTATGACAAGCGGCGGATACAGAAAAACGCCGCGGTTTAACTCTTATATATCAAAGTGTTTTGAAATGGGATTATTCGATCACATGGAAAACGACATTTAAAGAAGGGGGTTCTATATTGAATTTAAGTAATATGTTCCCAGCTTCCGGCGGTCTTGCAGCACAGATTAAAAAGCCAGTCGCTACGGCAGTAGCAAAACCTACAGACAATAAAGCTGTAGGTTCTTCCCTGGCGGACTGTATGCAGACGAGAAAGCGTCCGGGAGAATGGGCGATCAAATGGCCGAAACTTCGTAAGCAAGGTTTTAAAGACTACAGACCGCTTCTTACTATACAGGAAGTTATTGATTACTGTAACCGTTGTGAGGAAACCGGGTTAGGTGGTTTCGACTACGAAACAAGTGGAGATAAAGACCACAGGATACCGCCGACAGACGAAGACGGTAATACCGTAACAGGAAAAGCCTTAGACAGCTGGACGCGTGACGTTAACCTTGACCCGTGGAAAGCGGAAGTGTGCGCTATGTCTTTATCGGCAGCGTGTGACGAAGCGAGGGCTATCTTTATTGACAATCCGGGGGCTAATCAGTTTGAGCCTGGTTTGTCCAGAAGCGAAGCCAGAAAACGACTTTTTGATACCTTAGAACAGTATTTCTTTACTAATCATAAGATCGTAAAGATTGCCGTAAATATGAACTTTGAAACGAAATTCACGGCGAAATACGGTAAATATATTCTTATGCCATGTGCCGACCCGTTCATAGCATGGATAAGGCTGTCGCAGCTGCTATTACCAAATAAGATAAAAAATCCGAAACGCCCTTACGTTGGTAAAGGTCTTAAGCCTATGACGAAGGAAGTCTTCGGCGTACAGATGTCAGAATTTACTTCTGTCCTGGAACGTAACCAGGCGTTATTTTTCGACCAGGTACCAAACGACGAACACGACGCCTTAAGCTACTGCTGTGAGGATAGCGACTACGCCGTACAGCATTACCTTTACTGGGACGAAGTAGCGAAACAGATAAGTAATGATAACGAAGTATACCCGACCTATTCCGACTGGTTAAAAAATATCGAAATGCCTTTTACAAGGGTTACCGGAATTATGGAATACTGGGGTATGAAATGGGACAGCGACATAGCCCAGGTTAAAAGGGAAGAAGCAAAGAACGCGATCGAGATAGCCGCACAGACTATGAAGGACCTGGCCGCAAGCGTCGGCATAAAAGACCTTAATGTAGGTGTTGGCGGTAAAACGAAAGACGTTAAATCTTTTGTATTTGATACGCTTAAGCTTCCGGCGGCTGCCTGGTCTGACAAAACAAAAGACCCTAGCCTGGACAGTAACGCCCTTATGGATATGATCTTTATGTTAGAAAACAAGCTGGAAGACCCAGACGAAGAAAAGTACCTGGAAACACCTTTACCGGAAGAATGGGAAATGGTAGACCCGGACTTATCTTATCAAGATCAGCGTCTTTTATGGCCGCGCGAATATACTACAGCAGAAGTTAAGCGTATCAGAATCGCGCGTAGGGAAGAACATCCATATAAGGACATTGGTATTAAATTCTTAAAGAGTATGCAAACCATACAGAAGTACGCTACTTTGTTATCTTCTCACGTAGAAGGCCGCGAAAAATACGTAAACCCTGTTACTGGCAGAATCCACGCAAAGTATGAACCATGGACAGAAACGGCCCGCCTTGCGTCCAACAGTCCGAACGGCCAGAACGTACCGCGCCCGGATAACGACGAACTAGGAGTACGAAACTTCTATAAGGCGGAACCCGGTAAAGTATTCCTTCTGGAAGACGAAAGCGGCTTTGAACTTCGTTTAACTGCCTGGAAGTCCGGGTGTGAAGTTATGCGTAAGGCTTTCAGAGATCACGAAGACCTACATAGAAAAACAGCGGCTACTATGACGGGTAAACCGGAAGCAGAGGTTACGAAGCACGAACGTAGTGGAGCGAAAGCCGGAAACTTCGGTTCTGTTTACGGAGGTACAGAACATGCCTTACAGAAAACCTTTAAAAAAATGGGGCTTCGTAAGAGCCTTCCAGAGTGTAAGAAGATCGTAGACGCCGTTATGAAGACTTACCCAGGTATCCCACGTATGCAAGCGGACGCTAGGGTAAGAGCCAGG